CGGCCCCACACGGTCAGGTCGCGCAGGCAGCGGTCCAGGGCGGCCTTGAGCGTGAGACGGCCGTCAGCGCGCAGAGCGGAGACGTGAGCCACGCTTCCTTCGCCACGGACCAGCGCGACGATATCCGCCTGGGTCATGAGGGGGTTCTGGCGTACCGCCTCGGCCACCTCGCTCTCCTTGCGGATCGCCAAGTCCTTCTTCCGGGTGTTCGAGCTAACGACGATGCGCCGGCCATTCACTTGCAGGCGGATCATGTAGTACCGGGTGTCAGCTTGGCCCGGTTTGATGGTTCCCTTCAGTTCTAAAGGCATTTCGATCTCCTGAAACGAAGAAACCCGCCTCAGTGGGCGGGTTCGTCGGGTGTTGCGAGTGAATGAGGTCGGCTAGGCGGCCTTTGGCTCCGCTTTCGCCAGCAGTTTGTTGAACAGTTTGGTCAAGTCGTTGATGAACTTCTCGCCCTCGCTGGTCACAACCACTGTGTTGACGCGATTGTCAGACTCCAGCGGCTCCAGGTGGATCACAGGGCGGAGCGGCGACTGGACGACACCCTGCCGCTTGCCACGCAGGTAGCGGAGCTGGCGGGATAGGGTGGCGCCGTCCTTCGTGGGGTGCAGGTTGAGAGTCGCTGCGACTTCAGGCTGCGTGACGTTGGGGTACTCGACAGCTACCAGCAAGGGCAGCAGGTTCGAGATGGTGAACTGAGGATTCGCCTCCAGCTCCTTCAAAGTGTGCTGAAGCAATAGCCGCAAGATGTGCGCTGTCTGCTTCGATGTCAGGGAGTTCATCGGAAGTCCTTGCGAGCGGGGGCTTGCCCCATGATAGGTAAAGCATGATGAGTCCACAAGCGACTAAAGCGCTTGATGCTCCACTCCGATACAGCCAGAACTCTCCTCTCCTGAAGTCTTCGATGAGGCCGAAAGACATGCGGAAGTGGTGCAGCAGCGCGATGTGGGCGAGTAGAACGTGGATCATGGGTACTCCTTGTAACCGCAGGGGTTTGCGGCGGGCGGTATTTAAGACAGGGGAGGGTTCGTCGCGCAAGACGCTACTTTCGTCACATTTCGTCGTCTGGCGTCAGCGTATGTACGAAAGCCCTTGCTACAGCTTCGTCGAGGGTGACACCTGTAATTTCATCCAGTGTGTCATTCAGTCGCACCACCTCACTGTATGGGTACAGCATCAGCACCTCCCGCTGCGGTAGGCCATCAGGCCCCACGCGATCAGGACGGCCAGGTAGACCACGCAGTAGACCGCAGCGAGCTTGCCGGAACCGATGGATGCGACAGCGAACCCCAGCAGCGCCAGGGCGATCATGAGGACGCGAAGGATCAGCGGGTAACGTGAGGGTTTCCCCATGCGTATGACTCCTTGAGACGAGTTAGGAATAAAATTCACCCATTACGCGCAGCCGGGGGTGGCTCTTATGGAAGAAGACGAGCGTTGCTTCCTCTACCGTGGGCATTTGTTGATGTGCGATCCCACACGCCTCGACGGCGGTGGGTACAAAGCGAACGCAGTGGTTGTCCGGGCTGACCAAACAGGGGACACCGTGATCGCTGCATCGCTTGAAAAGCTGGTCTTCATTTCCGAAGAAGCGGCCGTGGTGCACGCAAAGAATTGGGCGGCCCATTGGGTAGACGAACAGGCAGGCCGTTAGTCGGCTATGGAAGAAGATCAGACGCGCATCAAGTGGGAGCGCATCCGGCTGGGTGAGAACACGATGGGGCCGTGGTACGCGCGGCTCCCGTCGCGAGATGGCGTGTGCTTCGCGACCATCAGCGAGTGCCTGGACTCCCGCTGGGTGGTGAATCTGTTCCCGAAGGGCCGCGACGTAGCCATGTGGAGCTGCTACGTCCCGACAGGGGAGAAGGGCAAGGTGTGGATCGAGCGGTGGACGCGCCACCACTGGCAGTCGGTGACTAGCTCCCCGACTCAATGAAGGCGGGCTCGTCGTGTCCGTGGATGTGGGTGTGCCGGAACTCATCGACCGCTGCTTCGTACCGCTCATTGCCGGCCGCATCGGTGTACCAGTAGCCGATGAGGCAGATGTCCACCTCCTCGCGCAGCAGTTCGTTGTCATCCGGGTGCGCCGCGTCCTCGCACCACTTGACGAACTCCGCAACGTTGAAGCGGGTGATGTCCGCGTATTCATCCCCGTCCAGATCGGTGCTCACGATTGCGCCAGTAGCGTCGATCACGATGGCCCCGTGGGAGCCGAGAATTGTCCTGTTCATGCGTGTGCATCCCGTGTGCGGAGGTACTCATGGACTCGATAGAGTCGCTCGATCCCCGGTGTGTTGTTTTCGATCCAGCTCTCGATGTTGCCGTTGCACCATGCGTCTTCCATCAGGTGCACTTCGTCAACCTCATCGGCCATGTCCGCCGCGTAGGCTTCGATCATGGTCTGGAGTTGGTTGTGATCCCACGTTTCCACCTCGCCCCACTGACGCCAGTCAGACGTGTAGAAGGAAATGAACCCGCTGCGTGAGGTGTGCCGCTCCTCAGCCTTTTCGGTCATCGTTCCCGGTGAGATGTTCTCGAACATCCGCCGCGCCTCAGTGGCCGCAAGCGTCACGAAGATGCGATCGGTCTCGAAGTTGTAGAACTTGGGAGACTGCATCGACTCGAAGCACGCCTCGAATCCCACGGCTTCGCAATACTCCTCAACGAACCGCGCCGCGTAGCTTTTCTGGACATCGTGCCAGCTACAGGAATACGTCAGGCGCTCCACAAGGCCCCGGTTCGCGTCCCCTTGATCGTCAGAGAACATCGACTGTGCCGCGTAGTCCAGTTGCGCGTCATGCGCGCTCCCGTAAAAGCCCGCGAAGGGAATGCAGGCGGCCAGTAGTTGTGTCATGTCAGTACCCCATGCTGCGTTGATAGCGAGCCATATCGGCCCGTGCGTCAATCAGGGAAGCCAGCGCAGCCTTGAAGGCATCGCGGGCATCAGTGAGGCGCTGGCGTAGGTCTTTGCAGAGCCGCGCGCCAAGCGCACCGATCCCCTGCTGTTCACGCCATGCGTCCCGTGCATCCTTGAAGGCATCGCGGGCGTCAGCGAGGGCCTCCTCAGCCGCCATCTCCGCGTGCCAGTAGCTTTGGTACTCGCACTCACGCTCAGCGTTGACGCGCGCCAGTTCGTCACCGGCCCGCGCTGCATCCTCAGCCGTATCAAACAGGCGGAGCTTCCCGCGCATGGCGTCCAGCACCACGTAACCGCTGTCTACGCTTTCGATGTAGCCCGCGAGGAACAAAGTGCGGCCCTTGCGGGAAGGGAGCTGCCACACGTTGCCGCGATACGTGGCATCAGCGAACTCGAAGTCAGTGAACCAGCCCGTGTGCCCAATGCTCCGCACGAGGGCATCACTCGCCCCGATGTCGCGGAGGTGGCGCATCACGGCGCTATCGACGCTCGCGTGGTTGCCGCACTTGCTGAAGTTGAAAGCTGGCATTGTCGTTGTCCCGTCAGAAACCAGTGAGGCCCACTTAGGATCGAATGGGCCTCGCTTGTGTCTGTCAGTTGAACCAGCGGCGAGCCACGCTCAAGCTCAGCTCCCGCTTCGCCACGCGGCGGATGTTGTCTCCCCAGCTTTCGTCTTCGCTCGCCGGCTTGTTGTCATCGCGCCAGTAGTCCCACAAGGCGGAAGACAGCACGGCGCAGACCGCGCGGCGGTACTCAGTCGGGAAGTATTGGCCGGCGCAGTAGCTCAGCCGTTCCCCATCCCACGACAAACGGCCCGAAAAGGAACCCGTAAGAGCCAGCTTGAGTGCAGGCGCGTCGATGCTGCGACGCTCGACAGCGCGTAGCAGTTCTTCCGCGTGGTGGCGATCCTTCGTGATCCCCCGCATCTCGCTGCGATACGAACTCACATCCCCGTAGTTCGCATACTCCAGCCCCGGCCGTTGCGCGATGAATTTCCACAGTGCCGCAATGATCGCGTCGCGTTCGTCGATAGAAGTCATGTCGTCATCCCTCAAAACCAATCAATCATTAGTGCGCAATGAAGCCCACGAAGGTCACGACAGCGATGCTCACGGCAGCGCAGTAGCCCACAAGGTTCGCCAGTACGCGGCGGTTGCTACGACAGGGCCGCATGGGTGCCGGCTTGTACCCCATGGACACTGCGGGGCGCTGCGGCTGGCGATTGTGGAACGGGTACGGGTTACGGTCTGCACGCATGTCATGCGCTCCTTGTGTTGGGTAGGAACCAGTGAAGCCCCCTCAACGAATCGAAGGGGCTGCGCTTGTGCCTAGTAGGTGAAGCCAGCAAAGAGAACCGTTCCCGGCTTGACGTACAGCCATCGGTTCGTGTCTTCCACATCCACCAGTTGCCAGCGTTTCAGGTCAGCGCGGTAGCACTCGACCATGTAGACCTTTCGCGCTGACTCCTTGCGCTTGACGTACTCACCCTTGAGTTCGTGTACCGGCTTGCTGCATTCGTGATCGAGCATCGTGCCCCCCTTCGTTGTCCGTGAACCGTGGCGTTGTCTTCTGCGGCCCTTGAAGCGTGTCTCGCTATCCATGTCCCACTCCCGTTGTGCACCCCTTGAATGCTTCCAGTCATGCCGTCCGGTGCGTAGGCGGCATGAGTCGAGTCACTCAGTGCATCTGTGGCATCGTCATCAGGCACGCCGGGTGGCGCCGCTGGATCGTGAATAGCCGTGTCAGGTGTCGGTCGGTGTTGCGTTGACCGTGTTGCATACACTACATCATGTTTGATCGTTGTCAAGTCAGCAAGTATCAATCCGTATTGCAGTGCCTAGCAAGGCGAGCGGCAGGGCCGTCATTTGCGGTTCGAGTTCGTCGGGGGCCATTCGGCTAGTCCCTTGGTTCCCTTGCCGCTCCGCGCTATCCCTAGGGAAGCTCGCGGTGCCTTGTGATCCTTCACTGCGCTGGCCGGTGAGCTGGCGAGCTGGTCGGTGGCGTCGTGCCGTGACTTGGATGCAAATATACAGCATGTTTGATCGTTGTCAACACCTCAAGCATCTGGAAGGCGGAAAACGATAGATAGCCCATCAGGCGCCGTGCGTGGCCTTGTGGGGCCGTGGATGATTGCGTGGGGCCGTGGGTTGCCTAGGAGATCGCGTGGGGCGTGTGGGGCAGCGCATGAGGCCGGCGAGGGCACGGCAGGGCATCGGCGAAAACTACAGATGAGGACAGACAAGCACACGCGCATTGCGGCCCGCTTGGGGCCTTGCTTGGCTCATTCGGGGCCGTTGCGGGCTGCATCGGGGCTGCTAGGGCATAGCGCAGCAGATATACAGGCTGGCGCGGATGGCTCAGTGGTGCGGGCTAGGGCCATCAAGTGCCGCCACAGGTGCCGCGAGGGCATCGGGATAAGGCAGCGCGCGCGCGTTTCTTCACGTCACGACGCGAGGCGCGCGATCATTGACGCGGGCACGGGGGGATGCGCGCGGTTCAGAATCTATGGATACCCCAACGAAAATCTCTGCTGAACATTTCAGGGGCCTGGGATGACCCCTTCAGGACACCGAAGGACACAGCTTGGCGTCGATAGTGCCGTGTAGCTCCGCGTGGGTCACCGTGCCGGTAGCAGGATCGACCGTCAGCTCCAGGCTGCACGAGACGGGAGACGTGCTGTAGCCGGTGACCGTCGAGGTGTAGCCGCTGAAGAACTGGCCGTTCACGGAACCGGAGAAGCTCCCCGAGGACACCTGCGGGTTCGTTTGGACACCTGTCTGCTCCCAGCGATAAAGCTTCTCACCCGTGCCGGGATCAACCACGATCCACTTTCGCGGCCCGCCGTTCACCATGCACATGGGGCTGGTGTAGGGCTTGCCGTTTGGAGCGATGTCGGTACAGGAGGATGGGTCTTTAACCTCCTTCCGTACCTCGCCCTTGTTGTCGATGCGGGACGGCTTGCCGAGTTGGGCCACGGCCACAGCTACAGGCTGACCTTGCCAGCGGGAGGCCACGGACTGGAGGTGCTTCGGGGAGGAGGCGCAGCCCGTGAGGGCCAGGAGGGCGGTCACCGCAAGAGTCCGTCGCAGCATCTTTCAAGTCCTTGTACGTGTTGAGGAAATGATATAACCGGGAACATAGGAGCAAGGGAAGGAGCAAGAGAACCTAATGATCTCTTTAGGTGTCATGTAGAGCACCTCAAGAGTCATCAGGAGGAGAGCGGGTGATCTCCTTCCTCATCCCCTCACGCAGCCCAGGGAAGGGGGTAGGGAGGGATCACCGAGGTGACCACTCCCACTGTTCCCCTGCTCACACCTTCAGGGCCTTGATGGTCTCCACAGGCAACCCGGAGTTCGGGTCAAGCTCACAGGCGATCTTCACGGCCACTGCTGCGGACTTGCCGGCGTGCATGGCGCCGAGGGCGAAGTCAGCTCCGCTACCGATGGCATAGCGAGTCCCTGTGATGTCCATTGCGAGACCATCGCCACTGTAGTGAACAACACGCCCGTCTAGGTGCATGACCAGGGTGTCGTACTCCCCTTCGGGGATGGTCGCTGGGTCGCCGAAGAAACTGCGGAAGAAGCGGTGGATGTCCGCAACGATCCCCGCACCGGCCCCTCGGGAGCCATCAGGGAGCTGCTGGACTTTCGAGCTGGTGTGCATGAAGCCCCCAGCGATGCGAGTGTCCACCGCGATGTTCTTGCCGTCGTAGGCGACAGTGGTCACTTGGTCTCGGTCAGAGCCTTGAGCATCGAATCGAACTCAGCGACCTCGGCACGATAGTCGGCGATGAACTCCGGGATGTGCTTGGCGACGTGGACGATGGCGACGATGGCAGCGGAGGCAGGCAGCAACGTGTAGCGAAGGAAAGGCCACACACGCGGGAACCGGGTGAGGAAGCGGCCGAAGGAATTGAGGTTGCTCATTTGCTACTCCAGAGTTTGATCTCGGCACCACGACGATTCGTGAGGCCGTCATTGATTCGGAGAACGCCATTGACGGTCTCCTTGTTCCACCGCGCGAGCTGCACGGGGACGGACGCGTAGTCGCCTGCATTGAGCAAGCGAAGCAGCGTGGAAGTCAGGAACTTGGTCTCGCCCTCGTTGAACACAAAGGACACGAGAGCGATCCACTGCGGCTCCGTAAGAGCGACGTGGACATTCTTGGATACGCAGTTGGTGGCCCACGCGAGATCGCGTAGGAGGAGCGCACGCGAGGTCTCAGGGGTGATGCGGAGACCAGGGGTAACGTCGAGGCCGGTGTGGCCCACGCCGATGGTCAGGGTGCCGTTGGTGTCACGATATGCGACAAGCCTTTCCCCCTCGACTTTGACCATGAAGTCGAGGAGGCGGGTGGTGATCTGATAGGTTATGGGTACTCCAGGGGGAAGGAATGACTTATGCGCTTTCGACTGTTCGCTGTTGCTGCTGTGTGCGCTTTATGTGCGCCGGGAATCGTGTCGGCGCGCGGCTACACTGTTTACGGGGCCGGAGCCGCAAGCTGTGGCACCTGGACAACTGACCGAGCGCACCATCTCGACGCAGATCTCCTGGGATGGGTCGCCGGTTTCGTCACGGCTTCCGGTTACTACGATGTGGATGGCGCGCTCAAGCAGGAAGACACCAACGCGCTAGACGCCTATGTAGACGCGTACTGCGCGGCTCACCCGCTTGATCGGGTCGAAATAGCTACGCAGCACCTCGTTGACGATCTTATGGACAAACCAACTCAGTAGTTGTCGCAGAAGTTTGGCCCGGAGGGTCGATGAGGGTAAGCGAATGCAGAACAACGATCTAAACAACACGGCACGGGATACGATAGAGAAGTTCCGTCGCGACCTGCACGGGGTCGTGTTCCGTGGAGAGCCTGTGGCAGCAAATATAGGCGGGGTAGTCGGCCAGAACAGCAGCGCTGTGAGTGTCCTAATCGAGCAACACAGAGACGTGCTAGACCAGCTCGCTGCGAAGTGCGTAGAGCAATATCGCTGGGTCAATCAATACGCTCTCATTCCGAGCTGGATACATACAAGAGAGTGGGAGCTGTATACGAAGTCACAGCTCCAAGCGCTGCTTCAGTTCTGCGATCAAAGGCTGCATGCTCTGCTGCCTGCTTACGAGTCCAACGGGCTTAAGCACGACGGCTATCTGGACATTCTGCGGAGGCACCATGAGGACGTCGAGACGAACGTGGTTCTTATGCTAAGAACGGCGCGCGCAGAACAGAAACGTGCGACAGCGAGGATGGGCCTCAGCTTGTTGGAGAGGGTCTTTTGGCTCGCGGTGGGCGCGGTGATTAGTGCGGTTGTTCTATCTATTCGCCCACCGCATTAGCTATCCTTTGCGGCCGCTCAGTAGTTGTCGAAGAAGTTCGGCGCTGCCGGCCGATGACCGAAGACGCTCTCCGCGAACTTCGCGTACTCGATCTCCATCAGCTCCTCCATCCGCTTGTCTTCCTCGCGGGAGATGTCGCGGTTGAGGTACTCGCTCCAGTACGCGACGGCCATTGCGAGCGCATCGAGTCTGTCGTCGTGCCGTAGGGCGCCACGGTCGCGGGTGATCCGCGTGAGCTGGTGGAACAGTTGGAACTTCGGTTCGCACTTCTGATCCGCACGCATGAGCGCGGCATCCACGATCAGTCGGTGCTGGTTGAGCACAGGCTCCAGCGTGTCGATGATGCGGCGTTCCTTCTGACCGACACTGCGAGTCTCCTCGACAGCGCACGGGTAGATGCGGCGGAGCACAGGCTCCAGCAGCTTGATGAACATGCCGTCGCCGAAGTTCGACTCGACCAGGATCATCTTGACCTTCTCGGCACGGGCTACGTGCGCGATCTGCTCAAGAGCCTCGTCGTCATAGCCGCCCTTCAAGCCCCCTGCACGACGCAGGAAGACCATGCCGCGCAGCAGCTTGGTCACGGTGTAGCCCGTCTCGTCACCGCCGCGTCCCGAGGGATCGACGGACATGACGGAGCCGGTGTACTCCTCGACTTCCTTGGCGAGATACATCGGTCGGTGCAGGCGGTCACCAGTGAATCCCACAGCGGGGATGTCGTCGATCACCTGCTCTTTGCCAGAGGCCCACATGATTCGGATGGGTGCCGCTTCGCGGTCTACGTCCATCACGATCAGGTCGGATAGCTTCAGCGGATACCGCTCAGCATCGGACAGCGTGGTGTCGAGCATGAATTGCAGCAGGAACCCGCCGCGACCATAGGACGCCTCACGGCGAAGAAGGTCATCCTCATGGAACCGGGAAGGCTCCACGGGTTGCCATGCAGACCCAGGGTTGGCCTCGAAGTGATCCGCGATGAACGGAGCGAGCCGACCGCTGTACTGGTTGAAGTGCTTGCGATCCTTCGGATACCGCGCGGGCCAGATGCGAATCTCATAGCCACGCGAGGGGAGCTGGTTGTAAATGGACTCCTCGGTCTGAGGTGTGCCCAGGTAGACGATCTCTGCGTGAGCCAGTGGCTTCAGGATCGCGTCGAACTCTTTGATGAGTTCACCCAGCTTCTCGCGTTGAGCGACAGTGGCCGAGTTCTTCACCACTTCCACGTCATCCGCGATGATCGTGTCGGCGCGTGAGCCGGTGAGCTGGCCGGTGATACCGACAGACTTCACGGAAGGGGACTGGTCGGGTTTCGCAGGGCCGACATCGAACGCGAGGTTCGAGTTGCGCTGGTCGCCCTTGGGCTTCAGATGAGCCAGTTCGGGAATGGTCTCGATCAATCGCTTGGTGAAGATCGAGAAGGCGTCAGCGCGATCTTTGGATGCGGAGACGACGAGTACCTTGTGTTGCGCGTCTTTCCACAGGAGCCAGCAGACATACGCTGCGGTGATCCAGGATTTCCCGATGCCTCGGAAGGCTTCGATGACGCGGCGGCGAGGGCCGTATTGCAGGTAGGCAGCGATGTCGTACTGGACAGCAGTCGGCGCCGGTAGGCCGAGCTGCTGCCAGATATGGTAGACAAAGTTACGGAAGTCCTCGAACGGATGCGGCTCGCTCAATGGCTCCGGTCAGAGCTTGCGTCGAAGGGGAACTCCTTGAGCTTGTCCGCCAGCTTGCCAGCGGGACTGCCAGGTACGATGACGGCTTCGATGCCGTTGTCTTTGACGAACTGTCGGGCGACGTTGAGGATCGCAGCGAGTCCCTTGGTGTCCGTATCCATGCTCTCGATGGTGTCGGTGAGCTTGTTGGCGATAGCGGAGTGCAGGGCTTCGAGTGCGTCCTTACTTGCTGCCACTACCGCCACCGAGGAAGCGAGCGAACAGACTCTCCAGCGCGGTCGTCCCGAGGGACGCCAGGGCCGCAGCGAGACCCACATGGGCCGGGAAGGACAGCGTGGGGAAGATCACGACGGCCAGCGCGGCACTCATGCTGAGACCGGCCGTGGTGATGCAGCGGGCGAGGGCGATCTTCCAGTTGGAAGGGCCGCTCGAAGCAAGGGTTTTGCCGAGGCCGATGACGGCCCCGGTGATGCCCAAGGTAGCGAGTAGTTTCGTGTCGTTGTCCATGGTTACTTGTTGGTCGAGTAGGAGAGGGTGTAGTTCACGTACACCACGAAGGACGATTGGCCGTCCGAGATGGTGCAAGCCAGCACGCCGGTGATGGCGCCGACAGCGGCAGTCACGACACGGGAGATGGTTGTGGACTGTCCGTTCGGGCTGGTGATGGTCGGGGCGACGCCGTTGCTCACGGAGACGATTGACCAGGTGTAGCTGTACGAGCCGTTGCCGTTTGCACCGTAGGCCGCTGTAGCATTCGAGGTGACGTTGCCGGAATTCGGGACACCCTGCGCGCCACCTGAAATGCTGGTGGGACTGGCAGAGCCGCTAACGGGTGTGTAGGCAGCGAACGCGAGCACCCAGGCGCCTCCCTGTCGCCTGTAGATGTTTCCGATCTTGGTCTGGATGCCGCCGGTCTTACGTGCTTGTCCTTGCACCGGATCGCGCCACCCGCCGCCGCTTCTAATCTTCAGCATGGGTCACCAAATCCACAGGTCACCGTCTTGCGCAGCGCCGCCTGGGTCACTGCCCTGGACGAAGATGCGCGGCATGCCTACCCAACCAGCACTGTTCGCCCATAGCCTGTTCATCTGGCCTGCGAAGTACGCGTTGCCATTGTGCTGAAGGCCGCTGCCGTTGCCGTTGATGTACGCACCGCCGTTACTTTGGGTGGTCAGGCTGTTGCCTGCTACCTGACCGGCACAGTTCCAGTTCGTGACGCCTTCGTGGATCACGCGGTACGCGTTGGCACCCATCGACCAGCCGCCGACCTTCCACTGGTTGTCGGTGTCGATACCGAAGTGGGCGCCGTACTGACCGTCGCGGAGGAAGGACATGACGGCCGCTGCGTACTGGTTGTTGTTGTTCGCGATGCACAGCGCGGTGGCGTTGTTGTTGACGATCCCCGAGATGTTAGGAGGGCTACCGCTGGCGAGAACCGTTCCGTCTTTGGAGGTACGCACGCCGACAGGCAGATAGCTGCCAGGGTCGAAGTTGCCCGCATGCCACACGGCCTTACCGTTGACCTTGTAGCCACCCAAGGTGTCCCACGTACCCGTGCGGGCGTCGTACACGCCACGAACCGTATCCGTGTAGTCCGCAAGACCGAGGCCCCAATGCAAATGCACACGGCTGTTGTGGGTAGCGTAGGAGGCGCCATCGCCCGCACCTGACGCGAAGAAGCACCGACCTGTTGCCGAGGGCATATCAACGAGTCCCGAGAAGGCGGGACTTGCCAGCGGTGCCTTGGCATCAAGCGTGCCCTGTAGACCCGCGAGGTCGGAGATGCCGATCACCACGTTGCCGGTGCGGCCGGCGACAGTAGTGACGACGGTCTGGTTGTCGATGCGATCCCAGGAGTCGCCGTCGTAAACGAGCATGTCGCCTACGCCGTACTTGATGGTGCTGACGGTGCCGGCAGCGGAGACGATGTAGAAGTCGCCGACCTTCGGACTGTCCGGCATTGCACCGGATGCAGCAGACCACTTGCCTCGGTAGATCAGCGCGCCGATGGCGGTGAGGCGGGCCTGCTCGGCCCAATGGAACGCCGAGAAGTTACCAGGCGAGACCTGGACGTTCACCGGAGCGTTCGCGTATTGCAGGGCGAGGCCCTGCGCGGTTTCCGCAGCGCCCTTCGAGGACAACGCGGATGCCGCAGAGAAGCCGGCATTGTCGGAGTTGTTCCTGGAGGTCGTCGCGCTGCTGGCCGCAGCCACCGCAGACGCGTCAGCCGCAGCAGCCTTCGTGGTCGCCGTGGTTGCGCTTGTAGCAGCGTCAGTGGCCTTCGAGGTCGCGTTGGAAGCCGAGGTGCCCGCAGTGACCGCAGAGGCAGCAGCGGCATCCTTAGCGACAACGGAAGCGGCGCGGGCTGTGTCGGAGTCAGTAGCGGACTTCAGCGACGCCGATGCGAAGGCCGAAGCCTGCGACGAGGACGCCTGTGCTTGCGCGGCGGCACCCGTCAAGTTCTCCGTAAGGGACGTGACGGTCTTCTGTAGGGCCGGGAAGGTCGGCAGGGTGACGATGGCACCCGTACCGTCTTCCATATCCACCGTGCCGGTCTGCTTGGTGAGCAAGTCGCGCAGTGCGTTCTTGTATCCGTTCCACTTGTCGATCAGAGCGGAGATGCGAGCGGCTAGAGTCGAGTTCGAGATCGAGCCGGGGTTGTCGTTTGCGGAGATAGTTACCTCAGCCCGAGGGCGTAGATTGAGATGGCGGTGACGTGGAAGTAGTCAGGGCGAATCTGCCCGGTGCCGTCGATGCGAACGCGGTAGCTCACGGCGCCTGTGGCTGCACCGTCCAGGGCCATCATTGAGTCGTAGGCGGTGGAGGAGACGTTCATGTAGTAGGCGTGTTGCTTCATCACTACCCACGTCGAACCGACCAGCTTCTCCAGAATGATGAGTCCTGTGCAGGGGTTGGAGCCGGGGTTGTGGATCTCACACTCAACGTGCAGCACGGGCACTTGAGCTTCCCCAAGGAGCACAGGGGTCGTCAGGGTGATCTGTGCGCCGACACCGCCGACGTTCGCCGCGATGTCGCCAGTCCACGACGTGTAGGTGGACTTCTGCAAGTTGCCGATCATGTTCTGAGCGGTGATCTGTCCAGCGAACTTGGCGTTGCCCGAACGATCGACAGAGAAGACTGCGTTGTTCCAGTTCTTCGCCCCGGCACCGATCCACATCGGATAGGCATCGCCAGGGTTGTTCGTCATCTCGCAGCGGAACTCCAGCGGGTTGATGATCGCGCCGTTGCCGTCGAGCTGGAACGTGCGGAACGTACCGCCGTTCACCGTGCCCAAGTTGGCCGTGATGGCTGACAGGGAGTTCGCAGTGATCTTGTTGGCTGTCACTGAGCCATCGACGATGAGCTGACCCTGGATGCCCACGGTGCTCACGCCGCCGACCGTGCCGACAACGAACGGATACTTGAGTTGCGCCACGCCACCCGTAGTGGTGTAGGTCGGGGAGACCATGGCGAAGCGGTCAGCCATGACCGTGAAGGTCGAGCCAGTCTTGCTGTCGATGCCCAGGCCGATGCCGGCGATCACAGGGATGCCGTCGATCTTTCCGCCATTCATCTTGACCGACCAGTTCGCCTGCCATTCCGGGTTTGCACCAGGATCAGGATTGCCAACCACGAGGGCCTCGAAGCGGCTCTGTAGGTTCGCGAAGGAACCGTTGGAGAACGCCTCGACCTGGGTGGTCGCGATGGCCTGCGCGTAGTCCTTGGTGGCGTAGGAGGTCTGCATGGTCTGCGAGATGGCCTTGTCGGCCTTGTCGAAGTCCGCAGCGACCTTGGTGATCGCGGTGGATCGTGCCTCGGTCTCATTGGCAATCGCCTGCTTCACGTCGGTGATCTGCGCGATGCTGTCGTTGATGGCCGCGCTGAGCTGCGTGGCGGACGTGGTGCGTGCCTCGGTCTCCGTGGCGATGGCCTGGTTGACCTGGATGAACTGCGCAGCGGAGTCGTCGAACTTGGCGAACAGCTCGGTGATCTGCGTGGCGACGGACGAGTGATCGTCCACCAGCGCGGTCAGGCTGGTCTCTGCGATAGCGATGCGTCCTTCGAGCTTCCGGCGTTCGTCGAACGTCTGGTCGCTGCGGAGGAGTTCTTCCATCAGCGTCTCGGCCGTGTTGTCGATGTCATCGAGCCGGGTCACCAGGATGCCCATGATGGGCGACTGCATGATCGCGTCGATGATCTGCTGGATCGGCAGGGAAGGCTGGTCGCCTTGACCGGGCCAACCAGAGCCGCCGCCAGGAAGGCCGCCAGCACCGTAGGTGCCGAAGTCGAGCTGCTCCTGGATGATGTAGAGGAGCTGTGTACTGTTGAGGTTCAAGTCACGCGCTGGTAGCTGCGTGCCGTCTTCGACGACGACGAGGTTCCTGTCGCGCGGAGTGAACCTGCGGATGGTCACGAGGATTCCCGAGGGAACCTCGGCGGCCAGTTGAATTGTGGTGGGGCCAGTCCAGGTGAAGGACTGCTCCACAGCATCCCCCACATCCCCTGCGAACACCCGGATGTCTTCGGAGTGCAGGTAGGGGAAGGGGATGGTGTACGTGACCGCTGACTCCGCGAGGTACATCACGAAGGAGTAGCCACGAGCCAGTGGGTTCATGTGTCTCCAGAGAGTTAGGGAGTGTCGCCCTTCGGGAGCTGTGAAGCTGCCCACGAGAGACCGTTACGAACGCCAGTGACGTTCTGGAACCACAGGAGCGACATCGCATCCTTGGCTTGCTTCTGTGTGACCTGTGCATGTGGATCGAGTGCTGTCACCGCGAGCTTCGGAAGACCCCACAGGGCACGTCCGGTTGCCAGCGAGGGGATGCCCTGTACACCGGAGTCCAGGCCCGTGGAGCGGCCATAGGCGAAGACAGGAGTGTCATCACCACCGAGGGCCTTCTTGAGACCCATGTCGTGTGCAACGGTGTCCACCATGAACGGGAGGATCGAGGAGTAGCTGGACTGCTGGAACGCCTGCTTGCCAATCGTATCCATCGTCATCAGCTTCTCCCGCTTCTCCGGGTCGCCGATGGTGTTGACGTAGTTACGAGCGGCCATGCCGATACCTGCGAACAGCGTGGAACCCATCCACATCTGCGCCGTCTGCCAGTCACGCATGTGCAGCCCGTGCAAGAGCACCGAGGTGTACGAGTTGGTCTGGAAGGTACGGAACTGAGTGAAGATGCGCCCGGTCGCTGAGTGCATGAGCTGGATGGTGTCACCAACACCGCCTTCGCCCAGGTAGCGTTTCGCATTGCGATGGACGAACAGTGCCAGGAGACGCTTGTCATCCGGCGACCACTTGTCCCAGGACTTTGCTATGTCCTTGACGCCCGTCATGCCCTTGAGGTTTCCAAAGAGACGAGCTTGGTCAGCAGCGTCCAGGCCACCTGCACGCAGGCGGTTCAGTGCGCTCTTGTGGATCGACGCACGGTTGGCGAGGTCGATGATGTAGCTGGTGATGCCGGTGCCAGCGAGGCCCTGGTTGAACTGCACCATAGGTGCAATACCGGAGACCACGGACATCGCACGCTGTGCGTACTGCTCACCCTGGTCGAGCTTGTTCAGCGCCTTGCCTACCGCCTTCTCGTTGTTCCACACGGACTCGCCCACGGAGTCCAGGCGCAGATGCGGCTGGTTGCGGATGAAGTCGGTGCCGAAGCCGGATAGCTCGGAGATGAAGCGCGCCTCGTCAGTGGAGAACTTGCCGGTACGCATGTTGCGCACCATGTCCACCGCCGCAGGGGCCGCCTTCAGTGCGTTGCGGAAACCCACAGCGCCCAGCGTACCGCCCACACTCTCCAGCATCGTGAAGCCCACCTGGCCCATGGAGGTCAGGAAGTTCCACCCACGAGCCAAGCGGGAACCGCGAGTCCACGCGGAGTGCGGTGCGTCGGACGTGGACTTGCCGAGGATCGAGTTGAACGTGATGTCGAGTGCGCGGGACAGATCGCTGTCGCCAGCCTGCTTGCTTTGAGCCAGGAGGAACGCCTTGTACTTGTCCAGCTCCGCTTGCGTGCCGATGTTGGCGTGCTTCTTCAGCGCTGCCCAGCCGGACATCTCGCGGACGTACTCGGGCACCAGCTTGTCCACGTTGTTCTCCAGGAGATCAGCGAGGTTCACCTTGTGCTCATTGCCGAGGTCGTCTTTCAGCGTTGCGCCGAAGGACTCGTCCATGTCGATGCGGGACTTCGCACGGGAGTGCATGGCCTTCTTGGCTTCGTCCTTCTCCAGCTTGCCCACCAGTGCGTCGATGCGTTGCACATCCACACCAGCTTCCGTCAGTAGATCGCGGACACTGCCGGCGTCTGCACGGTTCAGCGTGCCATGTAGGTCACCTGCGCCGCCCATCGCCTTGTCATATCCACGCTTGAGCCATGCGTTGCTGACTTCGTGCAGGAGGTCTTCGTTGACCTTCTCGCCGTCCGGCAGGTTCTTCGCCCACTCGCTGCGCATCGCTGGCTTGACCAAGTTGTCCCGCAGGTTCTCGAAGGAGAGGCCCTTGGTCGCATTGAGGTCGGTGTAGCCCTTCGCGGAGAAGATGCGGGGCAGGTAACCCTTGGTCGGCAGCTCCTTCTCGAAGCCGGGGACGCCGGCCGCGCGCAGCTCGTCATTCATTGTCTTGAAGGCAGCAGCGGCGTGCTCGGCAGTCGCTTGGACTTCGGGCGACATGTCCTGCGCTACGCCACGGATGTGATAGCCGACTGACTCGTTGAATTGAGCACGGGCCACGTCACCCTTGACGCCGCTGGTGTTGGAGAACTTCGACCACTCACCCTCGACGCCCTTGCGGTACGCCGCGTGGATCGTCTGATCCATCAGCTCTGATTCTTCGGAAGCAGTGAACTTGGTTGCCGCGCTGCGATCCGTGTTGCCTACGCTGTCCCGCAGGAGCTTGCTGCCCTCGTTACGAACAACGGAGGACTCGCTGCCACCCAGGCGGCCCGCAAGGTCACGGCGGATGGTCATGTTCGCCATCCACTTCGGGAGCCACTTGGGCGCACCCTTGCCGCTGCCAGTGAATGCAGCGCGGTTGGTGTTCGCGTAGGACTCGTCGAGGATGGTCTGCTGCCACTCGGGCGTGCCCACTGCGGGGCCGTCCAGGGTGCTCACTACAGAGCCATCGACTCGCGCTGCTCCCATGCTGTCATTGCCGGTACGCACGGGGGCTGTGGTGTCACGCACGAGCTTGTTGGTTCCATGCGCCAGATCGGCCAGCTCACCTGCGCGGAACCCGAAGGCGCCGCCCGTGAGGAACCCAAAGGCTCCTGCGGTGACCAGGTGGGACGTGTCGATCTCGGGGTCGTACTGTGAAGCGAGGCCCTCGGTGCCCATGTTGATACCTGCGCCGACGACGCCGGCACGCACAGCGTTCGCCAAGCGTCCCGCGTTCGCGGAGTAGCCAGCGCCACCCGAGAGGGCACCGATGGCGAACATGGAGGGATCGAGGGCGCCTGCTGCGAGGTTGGACAGGAGACCGGAGCGAGCCGAATCTTCCTGCGCCATCTTGTTCTGGATTGCGAATCCCTTGAGGAGTTCAGCGTGTGCGGGAGACGTTGCACGCTCCAGCAGTTCCATCTGATTCTCAAGGCCCGCCTTACGCCAGTCGTCAATGACTGGCTGTAGTGCCGCACCGTAGAAGTCGGGGTCGCGAGGGACGCCCTGTTCCTGTAGTGCCCTGTCGGCCCATGCGATAGGCCCCTGGACGATCTTGGCACCGATGAGGTCGGTGAAGGTCGTCGCGTCCTTTGTCTTCTGTTCCGTCGCCGCGTCCGTGCGGGCCTGTGCGTCCAGCTTGGTAACACCTGCGGACGGCAGGGCGAGGTTTGGTTGCCCCTCGCGAGCGTACATGCTCGGTAGTGTGTCCACAGGTGTACCTCGTTAGTGGTTGCTGGTGATGAAGTCCGCGAAGGACTGCGAGTGGTTGGAGGGATCGTTGAGGAAGTTCGAGACCTTCGTGCGCTTGGCAACGTTGGCCGGGTCGAACCAGTTCTTCTTGCCGTACTCTTGGAGTTCGGTAGCTGCTGGCTTCGACCAGTTCTCGTCGGAGGTCTTCATCGCCGCATTGATCTTGGCGACGTTCGCAGCGGTCAGGCCGCCTTCCGGGATGGTCGTTTCATTGTTCTTGGCGAACTGCTCCACCGTGACACGCTTAGCGTCCTCCTGCTTCTTCCACGCCGCGTAGTTCACGCGAGCGGCTGAAGGCATGACATCGACGAACTCGGTGCTGGTGTGCTCCTTGCCGTCGTCGCCGACCTTCGTGACCTCGTGGGTCACAGGCAGCGGGACACCACCAGCAGCGAAGTAGGTCAGCCGCCAGGTGTTCGGCGCTCCAGGGATCGGCGCGAACATCACCGGATCATCCTTGCCGACCACATTCTTCTCGACGAGCTTGCCCTTCCACATGTTGCTGGCTTCAGTCATGGCTTCGCTGGTCTGCTTGTCCATGCCGTCACCCGTGCCGTAGTTGCGCACCATGCGGTCGCCCACACGGATGTAGGAGGACTGCACTCGGGTCAGCGCGGCCTTGGCGGCCACCTCGGGAGATGCGCCGGCTTCCACCATGTCCTTGACGGAGAGGCGGTAGGCCGTGTCCAGTTCACCCAGGTTTGCGATGGGCGTGTTGGACTGCCAGAAGTGATCCGATGGGAAGTCCTTGGGGGCATCCTTCGCCACCAGCTTCATCGCGTCAGTGACGTTCTTGGTGATCGTCTCGGAGTCGAGGTTCGTCCCCATCTTCACCTTCGACCACGCTTGCGCGTCGTCAGCACCCAGAAGCTTCGCTTGTTTGTACTGCGTGTATCTCGCGAGGGCTTTGCTATCCAGCTCCGCAGAAGCGCGGGCAGGGGAGATGCTGAACATGCGATCCACAAGCTGCGCGTACTGCGTGGCCTGCTGGGGATTGCTGGGATCGAGGGTGCTCGACAGGATTCCCTTGAGGGCCGGGATGGGCGCACCGCTGCGCATGGCGTGATCCACGACAGCAGCAACCTGACTCGGATCACCGGCCTGCAGAGCGGCGGTGAAGGTGGCGTCACCCGCTTTGCCGATCTCGTCGGCGGAGAAGCCCGCCCGATTCTCGCTGAGAGGATCGTGGTTGTTCCACAGGATCATCCCATCGCGAGCGCGCTGTTCCTTCGCCAGCTTGTCGGAGAGTCGCTCTCGCGCCTCACGGGACGAGTTGATCTTGGCAGCGACCTCGGCGGCTGACTTGTCGTTCGCCTTGCCCCATGCGAGCGCCCGTGCGTTCCCCAGGATTCCCTTTTGGGCCAGCGCGTCCACCTGCACGGTGTCCTGCACTTCCTGGTCATAGCGCGCGGCCTTCGCACGGTCGTCCTGCACAGCCTGCCCGCGCTTGGCGGCGAGCTGCAGTTCTTCTTTGTGTTCCGGGATGTCAGCCAGCACGGGCCGACCGTTTCCGGTCGAGGTCTGCAGGATGGACATGCCCTTGGCGATGTCGATGTCGCCGGACGCGAGGGATGCCTTCACCGCGCTCACCGCGATGTTGTCCATCTCGTCGTCGGACATACCCTTGCTGGCGTTGTAAGCGCGCCACTGAGCGTAACCCTCGGGGGTCGCCATGTTGCCCTTGGTCAGACCATCGACCAGCAGGGCGGACGCACCGTCCTCCTCGCGCTTCAGCGACTCTTTGATCGACTGCTTGAGGTACGCCTGCTTAATGTCGTCCTGCGACTTAGCGAGGCCCACCATGAAGGTATCGCGTGCTCCATCCTTCAGCCCGTTGTCGGCAATAAACTGCTCAGCGTGCTGCTTCACGAACCCGTCGATGTCCGCACCTGGTTCGAGCTTTGCCAGCGGTTCCTGAAGCTGCGACTGGAACTTGCTGACAGCGTTGATGCCGTCCGTTTCCTCGTAGCTCTGCTTGGCGATCTTGCTGGCGTGTTCGAGCCACTCGTGCTGATCTACGCCATTGATCTCATGGTCTGCTGCTTTCGCCGCACCGAGTTTGCTTTCGGACTGACGTGCATCGTCGTCGGCTTGGGCTTGGCGCTGTGCAGCTAGGCGCTGATCCTTCTGCGACTTGTCGGCCAGTACACCGCTGAGAGCGGAGCTGACTGCCCACATCGCGCTGCCCTGACCACGTACAGCGTTCAAGTCAGCCTGTACGGGTAGGGCGATGTTCGCGGATTGCGAGGAATCTACGGCCGGTCGCGAGGTGACGCGTTGTGCTTCAAAGCGAGGCATGTAGGTTCCTCATGGGTTAGGTCTTGGTGGGTTGGGCGTTGATCGGGATGGTCGGGGTAGCAGTCTTCGCGCTGTAGCCCGAGTAGGCACTGGCGGCGGAGCTGCCCACACTTGAGATGAGCTGACCGTTGATTTCGGAATAGCGGCTGCGCGCCTGCTGCGATGTTTCGAGCTGGCCGTTCTCGCGGTTCTTCTCGATGCGAGACACGTCACGGCCTGACTGCATCATGATGTCGTTCATGATCGCGTCGGTGGAGTTACCGGATGCACCCGACTCTGCCGCTGCTGCACGCGCTGCTGCGCGCTGTTCACGAGCCGCTTTGAGGCGGTCGTCAGTTTGAGCCTGAGCACCCTGATCGGTCTGCTCCTGCTGAAACTTCATCTGTCGCTCGGTAGCGATTTTCGATTGGTTAGCGGCATAGGCGGCGGTGCCGATTGCGGCAACGGCCATGACGATGTACGGAATGGCGACGTAGCACATTTTAGTTGGGTGAAGCCTCGAACTCGATAAAGGGATAGCCGTGGATGTCATGCACCCGTGCGGCGTGGAAGCCGAGAGACAGCAGCCACCGCTGAGCGCGGAGGTGCCGCAGATCGACCATGTTGAAAAGGCGGAGGTACATCGGTAGCCATGCGGCCACGTACTTCCGGGATGCAGCGATAAACTGGCGTGCGACACGCGCAGGCGGCGCTCCCGTGGAGAGCATCCAGGGAACGCCGTGATCTGTGTCGTAGGTGAAGTCGGCAACACCGAAGATTGCCTGCGGCTTGCCGTCCCACCATGCGACGTATGACTCTCTACTGGCCCCCACGGATTCCGTCAGGACATCCAGGGGATCACCACCACGGCTTGCTTCGATCTCGGCACGATCCTCCGCGCACATACGTTCGGCTATCTGCTTGAGCGCCTCGGGTGTGGGCGCGTGGATCGTCAGGATCATTGCTGTACCTTGCTGGTGTATAGGCCCTCCCACTGCACGGATTGGAACCAGGCGGGGTAGGGCGAGTCGGTGACGAAGGACACGTTCACTTGGTCGGAGCGCGAGGCCACGAGGAAGCTGTAGGTGCCCGATTGAACCTGCGGGGTGTTCGTGAGGAACGCAGCGTCACCAGCGGAACGGCCGGCGAACGTGCTCTCCAGTTGCGGCACCATTGAATCGGTGGCCGTGCTGCGACCCTTGGGGGTCACTTGGGTCTTGAAGTACGCAGCGTCGTTGAACCGCACGGTCATCCGCTTGATCTGCAAACGGCCGATGAGCTTCGCCACGTTGTTCTGATCCCGCGTGAACTGCTGGCTCAGCGTGATGCTTCGGTTGTAGCGGTAGCCCACGACGACACGTCCAGTGTCCACTCGACCAGGGAGACGGATCGTCTGCCCACCATTCACCAGCGTTGCACTGCGAAGGTCGAGGTACGTGCCCGGTGAAGGCCAGTCAGTCGTCTTGAGGACGGTGAGGGCCGTGAGGGTCGGAAGGACGAGAGGGACGGTGATGTCGGTGTAGTTACCGAACGCCTGATACACAGGCTGCGCCGTCTGACGCCGGTCGAGATGGATGTCGAAGGTGCTGGAGATCGGCGGGTACGTCGGGGACGTACTCAAGTCCATCGTCAGCAGCTCCACACCGCCGCCCGGTGCCTTGGTCACGAGGTAGAGCATGGTGCCGATGGAGTGCATGTGCAGAACCGCTCCGGTGCCCACGAGAGTCCACGGGTGCCATGCGGACTGCTGCTTCTCATCACCCTGCCACTTGTACTGGTGGACGAACACCTGCGGCCCTGTGGGCGACTGGTGCGCGAGGAACAGCATGTCGGCATCGCTGGCCGCTTCCATGCATCGGGTCTTGCCGGGGACGTAGGACGGAACGTGAGCGGTGATGTTCGCCGCCTCGGGCGTCACTGTGTCGTCGGAGACGAAGTATTCCCGCACGGTGCTCCAGGGCTTCGCGGCGTTGTCGTCCACGAAGAACAGGCTGCTCGCTGCCAGCAGGGGCTTGATCGTCGGCGACACTTGGTAGGTGGTCACCGGGTCGATCTTCACCGTCTTCGGTGTTAGCGTCGGCGTGCCGGTGAGCTGGAACATCGAGGTCTTGCCGGACGCGAAGATCATCAGCGCCTTCTGATAGGCACAGACATGCAGCATCTCCGCCACACCCTCCGTGGGTGCGTTCACGTCGATCACGTCGGAGTCCAGCAGCGAGGTGACCGTGGTGCGCCAGAAGTTGAAGTAGTGCCCGATCTCGGACATCACGACATCGCCGGCGCTCGCCACGAGACCTAGACGATCCCGATGGAAGAACACGTCACCCAGGCGTTGCCCGACGATGGACGGGGCAGGGCTGGACTTGTCGTCACCCGCATAGCGCGTGTCGTATTCGACCGGGCCGTAGGTGAAGTAGAAGCCGTCCGGGTTGATGGAGTCAGGGACTCGCTTGAGACCGTGAGGCATCGTGGCCTTGTCGAGCGTTCCCATCTGTCCCGGACAGGGCACCTCTCGCCATACCATCGTGGACTCCATCTGCACGAAGTAGTTGTCGAAGGAGTTCTGAGAGTCACCACGGACTTCGTAGATGACGCCGATGCGGTCGTAGTGATCGGTGATCTTCGGGAGGTCTTCAAAGGTCTGCACGGAACCCGTGACACTGCCAGGGGTCAACGTGTCGGCCAGGGCCACACGGACATCGCGGTTGACGATGAAGGTGTAGTCATCGACCGTGACGGCTCGAAGGGACTCCCAAGGGTTCTGCTGGGTCGTGAGGTACGACAGGGACGCCTGGTCAACGATGACCACGTACTCCTTGCCGGTCTCGTGGTTGAACACACGAACCTTGCCAGGATAGATGGCGACGATGTAACGCTCGCGAGAGTCGCGGATGATGCTGTGGAAGAACGCGTTGTCCGGGATGTCGAAGCCAAGCACGTTCACGAACTGCGCGGGCGGCCGTGGGCCAGCACCGCGTGCAGGGGAGAGATCGCAATTCATTGCCGCTTCGATCTGCGACATCAGGCGCACAGATGCGTCCTGCTGGGAGACCCCGCCAATCATCGACGGGATAGTTCCAGAGACCAATGGCATTACGAGCGAGTCCAGACTTCGGACACTTCGGCCGCATCGTTGAACATGTTGCCCTTCGGCTCGTAGGCCCGCTCCTCGTCGGCGAGGACTGCCAGTGCGAACCGCTCGTCGTCCTGGGTGAACCCGTAGGACTGCTCGCTGCCCTGGAACTGCGCCTGGAACTGCGTGGCCGCTTTCACGGTGATGTAGCGACGCGCCGACTCGGGCAGCGTCTCGAAGTCGAACATCCAGACCACCTCAGCGACCGGGCCGTTGTCGGCGTCGAACACGTAGG